ATTTTAGAATGGGATTTCATCGTCAAAATCCTGTGATGCTGTAGTTTGTTTGTTTAATTCAATCTTAGAATTTTCTTGTGCTGCATCATAAACAGTTTCTATTTTGTCACCTTCTGCATACCGATTGTTTTCAGGTTTTTTGCCTAATAATTTAACTTCACTAGCATTAATAGACATATAGGTTTTGCCCTCATATTCTCTTGTCTTAAATTCACCAGTCACACCTACTTGTGTTCCTTTTTCAAGGTATTGGGCCAGCTTTGTTCGCCAGTAGTTGACCCCGAAATAGATTGTTCCTTTATCATCTCCGTAACCGTCATCAACCGCCACAGAAAAGGTTGCAAACTCCCCTCTGTCGTTCTTACGAACTTCACAGTCTTTGGTAAGACGCCCGATAATTGTAATAACTTTCATAATCCTAACTCCACTTTTCTTCTATCATGTGCTTCAACAACAGCCTCAAATTGCGGTTCACTAATGTCAGGGTTGTTTAGTAACCCCTTATACCGCTTTTCATTAGCATCAAATTTTTCTCTAGAGCAGTCCTCATAAAACGTAATAGCAGCATCTACTCTTGCGTCTGTATCTAGGTCCATTAGTTTTTTAGGTTTAGGCTGTGCCTCTTGGAACTCGTCTGCTTCTGACTGACTGTAAACGTCACCATGTAAACCGACTAATTTAAGTATTACCCTATCCTTGGCGCGTTTCTCTGCCATAGCAAAAGGATAATTGTTTTTGTTATTATAAGGCGCAGCTTCGCCAGTAGCCCATTCTGTTTTGTCACCCATATGACCAACAACACACATTGCTACTTCTTTTGAGTTAATATCCTGCGCATACATTGTAGGTACATCAAAAACGATTTCGTATAATGCAGCTATTTTTTCGCAGGCTTTATGTAATACAACAGGTGTTCCATGCACATCCCATGTTGCATCTTTTTCTGTCATACCAATTTCTTTTATAAGTTTAGACAGTTTTTCAGGTAACTTTTTAGCCATTATTTATCTCCCTTTTTGACTATGCCAGCTTTAACAAGCTCGTCACCAGTGCTATTTACAACATCGGTTAGGTTAGCAATGTTACCTATTTCATTGTCATAAAAGTTGGCTTTTTTTACGCCTAACTCAATAGCATCTAACAGTGCTTTAGTAGTTGATGGCATAAGATTTTCTTGAGTAGCTACTTTATAAAATTCGTTAGTTATAAATAGCTGAGAAACGTAATTTATTCGTTTATTCATTTTTACCTCTTGTTTTATTTTGTATCTTGCAATATACACATTAGTATCTTATATGCAACCTATAAATGTAAAAAAAGGAAAAAAAAGTGAAAGTTGTGTCAAAAGAATACAATGATTGGTTAGAGCCAGATTTGTTATCGCTGGGTAAAATTCAGGATGGCCTGAAGAATAGAAGTCCAGCACAAGTATGTAATGCTACTGGTTTATCTCGTCATACAGTGTATCGTGTGCGAGATGGAGCGATAGATAATGTTAACTATGAAACTGTGAAAGTGTTGTCTGATTACTTTCTTACTGAAAGATAAAAAATGACCCACAAATTAATGTGGGCCAGTGTGAGGTAAAAAGGAATGTGCCACAGGCAGCAGCACATAACAATGTCAAGATAACCGAAAGTTATTTGGACAGAAAGGGTAAAAATTAAATGTCACATTATATGACAGCGCTGGCAATGAAACAGCAAGGATTACGGCCAGCTACAAAAGTGGTTTTGTATTGGATTGCAGATCACCACAACTCAGAAACAGGCGATTGCTTCCCCAGCATAAATAGATTGGCTGTACTATGTGAGATGTCTAGGCGTTCAGTAGAGACACACATAACAGCATTAGAAGATCAAGGATTATTGAAAAGAAAAGCTCAATATAGAGATACAGGCGGTAAGACAGCTAATAGTTACTTACTGGAACTTACTGGAACTCTTGAGAACTCAGACGATGCGCAAAATCTGCGTATGGTATGCGAAAAAACTGCGCATGGGGATACGCAAAATCTGCGCATGAATAACCTTGTAAGAAGAAACCTTGGAAATAAAACCAATAATATAGATCAAAATGAAAAACATTTTAATAAGTTTTGGACTACTTATCCTAGAAAAATAGGTAAGGCAGCAGCTAAACAATCTTTCTTTACAGCATTACAAAAGACAAATGCTGATAAAATTATCTCAGCTGCAAGAGATTTTGGTAATGCAATGAAAGACCAAGAGAAACAATTTATACCTTATCCAAGAACATGGTTACGTCAAAAACGCTGGGAAGATAAAATAGAAATACCAGAAATGAATGGTATGAAAAAAGCTTTAGAAGAGTTAGGATTAAACTATGACTAATCCGTACATACTCCCAGAGGGAAAGGTCAGAATTAACTTTAGCGGCGGTAGAACTTCAGGATATATGCTCAATGCAATACTTGAAGCAAACGGATCACTACCAGATCGCTGCGAAGTGGTGTTTGCTAACACTGGCAGGGAAATGCCAGAAACGCTAGATTTTGTTAACGAGTGCAGCGTTCATTGGAATGTGCCTATTACTTGGTTGGAATATGAATTGAGAGAAGGTAAGCCGACATTCAAAAAGGTTAGCCACAACAGCGCTTGTCGTGATGGAAAACCATTCGAAACTTTAATCCAACACAACAGGAGATTGCCAAGTCCGTATCAAAGATTTTGCACTAAAGAACTTAAAATAAATACTATGAGAAGATACGCTAGAGAAAAGCAATGGTCTAAATGGACAACCGCTATAGGAATTAGGGCAGATGAAAGCCATAGAGCGGTGGTAAAAGATGACAGTAAAGAAACGTGCTGGTATCCTTTAAATGATGCAAATGTATCAGAAAAAGATGTTTTAGATTTTTGGGGAAAGCAAAAGTTTGATTTGCGAGTTGTCAAAGGTTTTGGAAATTGTGACGGATGTTTTTTGAAGTCAGAGAAAAACTTAGCTACATTGTGGAAGTTATACCCAGAAAGAGCAAAGTGGTGGGCTAAACAAGAAAGCTTGGTTTTCAAAGGAAAAGAAGATAAAGCTGACTTTCAAAGATTTAAGGGTCAGGTGGATAGAACAGCAAGCTATCAAGAAATAGGTAATTTTGTGAACAGGCAAGGTGATTGGATATTTGATGACGAAGCAATTTTGTGTCAAGCTAATCATGGTGAATGTACAGGGTAAAAAGGAGAAACAAAATGAATAATCAAAGAAATGATGAACTAAGAAACAACACAATGAAGTTGTTGGCTAGATTAAATGCCCCTAGAGCTGTTCAGGGCAACACAGACGCAATGAAAACAGAAGCACAGTTTCTTGTAGATAGAGTTATTAAGTTAGCTCCTAGCAGGCAATACACAGATTGGTTTGTAGATTTTGAAGAAGCTTTGTTAGGTAACTTAGAAACAAGGACTTGGCCTACAGCTAAAGAAATTAGTAAAGCGGCAAAAGATATTGCGCCAAAACGTCCAGAAATTATCGACTACACGCAACAGGAAAAATATCAACCTGATGAATTAAAAATCAATGCCAATCGTATTATCTCTGGTCAGCAAGTAGGAGAGCATTATATATTTGGAACAATGGCAGAGCAAATGGTGCGAACAGGTTTGGTTACACAAGAGCAGTTGCAACCGTACAGAGAATATCTTAACAATATGAAAAGAGGCTAATGTGTGATACAGGTTAGGAAGGCTCTCTCGTGACCCTCCCTACACAAGAGCCTCCCCCCATTGGTTCCCACAGACTGGTGGGGGTTTCCTTTTCTTAGCAAATCAGTTAACCTACACTATATATGGTAGTACCCTATTAGGACGGACATATGAGTACAAAAAGAGAACAAACATCTAAAGTAGAAGGATCTGGTAGAAAAAAAGGAACAGGTAATAAAGTTCCAAGACTACTAAAAGATGCTATATTAGAGGCAGCAGATAGGGCTGGGCAGAATATTGTCTTAGCAAGATACGATGACCCAAGCAAAGCTGATCCTAGATTTGTAGAGGATGCCAAGAAGGAAGGTATGATCCATTATCTTGAGCATCAGGCTATAGAGAACCCACAATCATTTATGTCACTAATGGGTAGAGTGCTTCCCATGCAGATAAGCGGTACAGGCGCATCTGGTGAACACATGGTTAAGCTGACATGGAAGAAATAGAAATAGACTATAAGCCTCGCAAACACGCTGAAGCTTATCACAACAGAACAGAACGATTTGCCGTATTAGTTGCTCACAGGCGATTTGGTAAGACAGTAGCAGCAATAAACGATTTAATTAGGGCTTGTTTCTCAGTAGATAAAAAAGACGTAAGGGTAGCTTATATAGCTCCATATCTTAGTCAGGCTAAAGCAGTCGCTTGGGATTATGCGTTAGAGTACACAATCGACATACCTGACATTAAAATTAATCACAGTGAATTGAGGATAGATTTTAGCAATGGAAGCAGATTTCGCCTCTATGGTGCAGATAATTACAATGCTATGCGTGGTCTTTATTTCGATGCAATAGTTTGTGATGAGATGGCAGACTTTCCAGC